AAGCCCACCCATACCAGACATAATACGTAATACGTTGTAGTTGGTCGCATACACACGCACTTTTCGCGGTTTTTGTGCCTTGTACTGTGGCGTTCGATAATACCAATTGCAAAGTAGCGTTATCAATACGAGAAAAGTTGCAACTACCGGAAGGTTGGTGTTCTTCAGGGCGAAGGGCAAAGGAATATACGTTAATGCCGGTGTCAGGATTACGGGTGTGGTGTTGGTAAGGTTGTACTAAGTCGAAGTACGTCCCTTCACGTTCAGAAAACCGGTCTTGACCGTTCAATTGCAACTTTGCAGTTACAACCGGATTTTCTCCCCAACAGTGCATATCTAACGCGGTTTCGCTAAGCACAAATGAACCAGCATCGGATACTAACGATTGTTTTCCTGGAGCACCAAATCCACCACTTGCACCGGTCCCACCACCTCCTGCGGCTTGATATTGTGTACCGCCAGAGCTGTTAGCATCCGCAAGATTGCCAGCACTCCATAATTGCTCTGCGGAGTCATCACCAGCACCAGGGTTAGCGAAAACACCTAGAGAATTGATGTAATCGGCTGCACTAGCGCCAATAGATTCTGGGCCAGCAAACGCGTGCAACGCGTTTGGAAGTGCGTCAATCGCGTCGGTGTAATTGTAAGGTTGAGCTCCAAGTGTTTTAAATAAATGGGTATTGCAATCTAACGAAGCACAATAATCAACATTTTGATCCGGTTGCACCACCCAAATAAGTTCTTTGCAAGGGTGGTTAAAGTTAAGTTTAATCTTATTCGATGAAGAACCTACAGATTCATCACCAGTAAATTGCAATTGTTCGATCAAATATTCGTGTGGGTTTTGTGCCATACGACGACGTTCATCAGTGTCTAAGAAAATGTAATCTACATATAGCGATGCTGCTACAAGAGACTGGCTGTACGCAAAACTGGATTTCATGTTAGAACCGTTCACGCCATCAGGACAAGACAACGAGGTCACCGCCCACAAACATTCATCAATCGGTCTAATATCAAGATTAACGCGAACTTCGTGATACTGGAGAGCAATCAACGGAAGTGCAAGACCAGGATTGCGGCAGTACCAGAACTGGAAAGGAACATACAAGGTAGTTTCAGGAAGTGCGTTACGTGGAGCACACACTTGACGAGGGGCGTTGGAATCGCAAGGCCCATCTACATCCGCGAATTCTGGGTCGGTGATATAAGTTAGTTGTGTGGTGTTACCAATCATAGTAAAGTATCCACGTTCTTGTTCTTTTGAAAGAGTAAGTTGATTCCAAATGTGCATCCAGTCACCATACTGACGGTCAATTCGTTGACCACCAATTTCAACTTCCACTTGAGCGATCAATTGCTCACCTGGGAAATCAAGCCATCTTGCGAATGGGGCTAAAGAAGTATTAATTTCTGGTAAAGTGACTTGTAAATAAGTGCGGTATGCGAGATCACCGTTACGTGCCAACGTACAAGTTACTCTGCGACCAAAATCAGCTTGTCCGTTGAATGTCTGTTCGATAGATTCCATCGCAAAATTAGTGTGTCGACGGTATGTTACTTTCCAAAAAGTAATTTGAGGATTGCCTGTAAGATACACATCTTGGGCGCCATAAGCTACTAGTTGCATCAATCCACCACCCATGTTATTATACTATTGCTAAAGAAAAAAATATTTGGAATTACGCCGAATATGTGAAATTTATACTTTTGTTGAAAAATGTTCTGTTATAAACTTCTTAAGGTAATCATCTGATAAAATTTCTTGTTTGCCTTCGTGTTTTTTAACAAAAATGTATTTGTCTTTTTTCTTAACTACGCTCCATCCATCTTGCAATGCATTATATAAAAAAGTCATTTTTTGTATGGTATTTACGTCTGTAACAGGCGAAGATTGTATATTCACACAAACCCCTTCGTGTTCCATATTATATACTTTATAATGAAACAATTATAATAAGTTGTCGTTAATTCTTATTGTAATTTTAAATTAAACATATTATCATATACTAATATTATGCCTATATTCAAACCAAAAAGTTCTAAAATTCTGAATACAACAAGTAAAAATGCTATTACGCTAGACAATAAACATCGTTCTATTATAGATGAAATTACAAATGATGAAAATGAAAAACTACCAAAATTAAAAGAGACTAAACAGCGTTTAAAACAAACATATCAACAAGCAACCACTATAGATGCAAAATTAGATATTAAAGAACAAATCGATCTTATATCGCACCAAATTAAAGAAATAAAAATTGCAAAAAAGGAATATTATTTAGATAATAGTAAGTACGTTTTTGAATATTATGAAACAAAAAAACAGCATCACAAGGTAACGGACAGTCTACCGTTTTAAATAAATTTTTTAATATAGAAGATGTTTTACATGAAACAAATAATTCTATATCAAACGTGCAAAAATATCTTGCTAATGTGGATGAAAATTATTTGGATATTAACAATTTTGTAGTTCAAACAGACATTTGCCAAAAATGTCTTGAAGGAGAGCTTATCCCTATAGATCATGAAGGAATGTTAGTATGTAATAAATGTTCTGTAAGTGTATCTTTTCTAGTTGAAAATGAAAAACCTTCATACAAAGAACCTCCTAAAGAACTGTGTTTTTATGCCTATAAGCGTATAAATCATTTTAGAGAGATTTTAGCACAATTTCAAGCAAAAGAAACAACACAAATACCCGATGAAGTGTTAAATAATATAAAAAATCAAATAAAAAAAGAACGAATTAAACCGTCTCAATTATCTAATAGAACGGCAAAAGAAATATTAAAAAAATTGGGTTATAATAAATATTACGAACATATTCCATTTATTAAAGATAAACTTGGTATTCGACCACCAGTTATGAGTCAATCCTTAGAAGAACGGTTATGTAGTTTATTTATGGATATACAAGCACCTTATGCGAAATACTGTCCCGATGATAGAGTTAATTTTTTGAATTATTATTACACAGTTTATAAATTGTGCGAATTACTCGAACAAACGGATTTCTTGCCTTTTTTCCCGATGCTAAAAGACAGAGAAAAAAGAATTGAACAAGATGATATATGGAAGAATATATGCAGAGAATTAGGTTGGGAATTTATTCCTACTATCTAGTGTATTATTGATATCTCTAAAGTTTTTACATATATCAAGTATTTGAGTTTTATAAAAAATAAAATTATCAGGATGAGATTTTATAAAAAGAAAAACATTATTAGGGGTCTGTACCACACGTATGTTTCCTTCTACATCTTTTAATTTTGGTAATGCAGATACACAGTCTTCTGCATATATAACTTCTTTCTCTATAATCTGACTGATTATTTTAGACTCTTCTAAAGTAATTTTAACAGCACACTCAAACCTCCATTCTGTCATAATTTCTTTTAATATCATGAAAGAAATCATACAAAAACATATTAACGTGGGAACCCTACAAGGTTCGCGCCTATACCAAATCCTGCACCAGTTCGTGCGTTAACACCCATACTTGGAATATATGTGTCTAAAATACTAAAAGTAGCCGCGGCAGTTAACGCAATAAGCGCAATTTCGTCTAGCTGAAGTGAACGTTTCGGTATAGCAAACGCCGCAATTGCTACCATCAAACCTTCCACTAAATATTTTACTGCACGTTTGAGTAGTTCGCCCATATCAATACCAGCAACGTTCATGTTATAGTTTAATAAGAGAAAAAACTTTCAAATATATATAAGCTTAAAAAGATTATTCTCATAATTAGTATAATGCCTAAAACCCCAAAAGAATTATATGCACGCGTGAATACAGACGGAACTATAAATCCCAAATATGTAGATGTTTTAGAAGAAGACAAGCCAATTGCCGGTCAAAAATTTGCGTGTGTGTCGTTCATTTCACCTGAGAAAGTTTTGGAAGATAAAAATTCATTTTTTTTGATGAATTCCTAAAGAAATGGGAATTATCAAAATCGCTAGAAAAATTTACGCAATTTGTAAATTTTTTATCATACAAGTACAACTTTAATTTTGATGATGCTTCAAAAGAACTGGAAGATTTTATTAAAACTGAAAAGGAAATTCTACTAAAAACGTCAATGTATGAAGAATATAAAACATATATGGATAATAATGAAGAACGACTTCAAAAATCATTTGATGAGAAACATGAATTTCAAACAAGTACTCGTGGAGTAAAAATTCGTGGTTGTTTTCCTTCTCAAGGTGAAGCTGAAATTCGTGCAAAATTATTGCGTGAGTTAGACCCTAACCATGATGTTTTTGTTGGTCCTGTTGGTCTTTGGATGCCGTTTGATCCTGAAGCATATAAAACTGGCCGTGTAGAATATCTCGAAGACGAATTAAACCAACTTATGCACGAAAAAAATAAGAATGAACAGAATGCTAAAAATACTTTTGATAATCGTATAAAAGAAGCTAAACTTAACGCAATTGAAGAAAATAAAGAAAAAGCTCTAGCGTCTGGTAACAAACTATCTCAGACGGTAGATGATAACGGTAATTTAATTTCTGTGAAAGATGCAACAACCCTTGGTTACGCGAATGATGAAGTAGTGACTCAAGAAGACATCAGGCAAAAATTGTTTGAAAATGAAAATGTTGTTACCAGCCAGTCCGACCATGGATTAAGCAAAGTATCCTCAAAAATGGATTAATTACCATTTACTTTTTTTTTTGACATTTATTTGCGGTCCTTTAAGTCGTCGATTTGTAGCAGGATCATAGGTTTCTATATCTTCATCGTCGCTATCTAATCCTTTTGACAAATCCCAAAATTCTTTTGAACCTAGTTTGAACGGTCCGTGTTGTTCTGCTTTGTACCAGAATATCTGGTCTTGCAAACGGTTGCTTTTAGAATTATTATTAATCACAAGACATTCATAATTTTCTGTGCATTGGTCCATAATTTGTGAAAAACTTTCAAATGTAGGAAACATACCTGCATAATTTTCATGAATAATACGTCTATTTTTAATATATGGTTCTCGTAAAATAAAAACAAAATCAATATTTGTTCTAAGGTTAGGCGGTATACCAAGTGGATACTGCATAGTGATTATCAACATAATCTTCCAGTGACGACCATTCATAAACAGCAAACGCATCATTTTATCTCTCGTCCACGAAGCATCATATAGACAGTCATCTAGAATCACAAATGCACGTGGGTCTATGCTGCTTCTTTTGTATGTTTCCATTTCTTTCTTAACTTGTTTAAGAACTTGTCTTTGTCTTTTCAGTATATTTTCAATAATTGCAGTATTGTATTCATCATGTATAAATAGTTTAGGTACATGATGATTATAAAATCCATTACCTGCTTCTGTTCCAGATATAACTGTTCCTATAGGAATATCTTGATGATTATACAACAAATCTCGTACTAAATAACTCTTACCTGTATCACGTCTCCCTATTAATACAATAACAGGACCTTTGTTTTCATCTGGTTTGAAACTTATCTGTTGCATATTGAATTTACTTAGTTCTAATTCAGTTGACATCTAACACCTATTCAGAAAAAATTTAGAGATATACACCGCGATTTTATTAGTTTAATGGGGAATATATTTGTGTATAATCTCTTTAATGAGTGTAGAAAATAATGAAAGCGTGAATAATCCACTCATGGAGTTCACATATAAAAAAATGATAATTCTCTATTATTCAAAAGTGTAGTGGATATAGATGGTATGAATGTAAAAAATCCGCAAAACTATATTCCATTATATCAGTCTTTTTATTCATTAACCCCTAAAAATTACAACGACATAAATTTAAATAACCTTAATAACCTCGTAGAGGTGAAAGAAAAGTAACAAATAATATTTTCATATGTCAATTATACAACGCAACCACACCAAAAACATCAGAAGTTTTTTTAAATACAGCCCCCTTTTAGACCCTTCTAAATATTTGATTGGTAAATATGATATAGATGATACAGATTTGCTTTCTTTGCCTTCATTTGTTAATACAAAATCACCTATAAAAGTTCGCGACCCAAATAACACAGCATACGTTGACGGGTTCTTTAGTTATCTTACTAGTCAATTACTACATACACACCGATTTATTCATGCTTTAGATTTTTACGGTTCTTTTTTAGCAACCAAAGTAGATTTCGATTATAATATAATTGATGATCTTGAATATTTGAACGATTCAGATTTCTTCCACAAAACAACGGTACACTTTTTAAAATTGATAACGATATTGCAAATAGTATGTTCAATTATAATACTAGACGAAATAAAGAGAGATTAACATATATTTCTAACGAGGATGAGGTGCATGTTTCTATACTTGATGACATAACGTGTGATACTCTAGAGGATATTTTTATACCAAATAATCTAAATGAGTCTTCTGAAAAACCACTTGATTTGCTATATAATTATGATATAACAGACAGTCATAAATCTAATTCTAATAGTAATTCTGAATGTTCTTCACGGTCATCTGTGTCTGACGAAAATGTAGACCGTTCTTCTTCTGAAGATGACGATGAAGATAAAACTTCTAGTGATGGATTTTCTACACTTTCTGATGAGGTTATGATGGCTACTATACCAGAATTTCCGGTGAATGTTATTGCACTTGAAAAATGTGTGGCAACCTTAGACACGTTGATTAGTGAAAATGGTGATAAAATGGTTGATGAAGAGTGGGGGTCTATGATTATACAAATAATAATGACCCTTTTAGTATATCAAAAAACGTATGGGTTTACCCACAACGATTTGCATACAAATAATGTAATGTATATAGAAACAGATACACCATTCCTTTACTATAAAGCTCTAGGTTCAAAGTACAAAGTTCCAACCTTCGGGAGAATATTCAAAATTATCGATTTCGGTCGCGCAATATATAAATTTAGAGGCAATATTGTTTGTAGCGATAGTTATAATGTTAATGGCGATGCGGCAAATCTATATAATTTTGAACCATATTTCAATGATAAGAAACCACGTCTAGAACCTAATTTTAGTTTTGATTTATGTCGATTGGGATGTTCTTTGTTGGATTTTTTTATAGATGATATTGGTGAACATCCAGACGATCCTTCATATGCTGCAAAACACATTATAATGGATTGGTGTTTAGATGATAAAAGACGAAACGTTTTGTACAAGACAAATGGAGAAGAAAGGTATCCAGATTTTAAATTGTATAAAATGATTGCACGTACCGTTCATAATAGCACCCCTGAATTACAACTTAAGAAAAAGTATTTTAATAAATTTCATATAAATGAAAAAGATATTGATGTAAAAGAAAGTATTATAGATGTTGATAGTATGCCATCATATATATAATTTTACAATATTATGTTAATAATAATAATATTGTATTGTGTTTGAAATAATTATATTGGATACACATTTATGTATTCATCTGTGAGGATTTGAATTCATAATTCAAAGAATGCAATAAAAGCGATGGATGTAAACCATTCACATATTCTACTACACGACTCATATTAATCTTGTTCGTTTTATCTGTGATAAACAAACCGTGCAATTTATACATATGTGTGCGGTATTGTGGTGAATACAATCCGAGTTTTTTTGTTTATACACAAAGCACGATACATATTGTTTGTATAATTTGTGGGTAAAATCGTGTACCTTTTCACGATATTGTTTAAATAGGTCTTTGTGTTCCGGATAATATTTTAAATATTCTGATACTTTGTGTTCCTGTCTAAGCATTAAATACCTGTACGGTAATTTTGGTTGGTTACCACGTAGTTCCCTTACATATTCATAATTTGGGTTTCTGATTTTAGTTCTTACCAATTTACCTGTATTTTTATGAATACCTGCAATCATAATACCAACCTTCATATAATCTAGTTGTAGTGTACCATTCTTCAATATCATTTCAATTTCATCGCAACTATATTGTGATTTATCTGGATACATTACCCAGCCTGGTAAAAAGGATGCAACACACGATAACTTTACTTCACTAATTAGAAATTCTTTTGAAATATTATACGCTTTTACTAGATATAATTTAGGAGTTGTAAAAGGAACCACAATCCTATTATCAGGATGTTGCATTACAAATGTTAAACTTGTATCATGAGGGATATTTTCAATACATTTAAAAAAAATCTTTGTCCGTATCATTTCCTGACTGTGTTTCGTTATAATCTACCGTCTCTAAAAACATTTGACGGAA